CCCGATCAGAATTCTCTACCTCGTAGATAGCCTGATGCTCATTGTTTACTTCTCCGTACTCCAACCCAAAAATAGCATTAAGACCGGGAAGAAGTTCTTTGTTAATACTAGCTCTATTAATAGCCATGATAAATCCTCCCTCTTATGCCGTTGAAGCCGTAGCCGTAACGTACCTGTCACGGTGCGTATTAAGCCAAACCTCGACTATTGGATAAGCGTCCGAATCCTTTTCGTCAGGATACTTAGCCTTACCAATAACACGTACAGGTAATTCAGTTTCCAGACCAGAACTGCCCATCAAGTAGTAACTTGACTGACCAGTTACAGTGCTGCCAGAACTTGCAGTTGAACTTACAGTTACAGTATAGTTCTTTACCTCAATCAGCTCTGCCGCTGATAAAGATAAAGAAGCTTGAATGTAGTAAGTCTGATCAGGATTAGTGATCACGAAGAACTTGATATCCGTGGCACTCGTTCCGCCATTCCAATATCGAGCAAATTTTTGCTCTCCATTTTCCACATATTGACAACCCATGAAAACACCAGAAGGTTTCAGAGTAACCGCAATAAAAGGTGAAATAGTAGCAAAACTTGCTCCCGGCATCACTATCGGGTCACCTGTGAAAATGTTATTAGTTGGCGATCCCGCTTGACCTGTGGAGGTAAGCGTGATCATGTCGGTGACGGCCTCATTATTATAAGCGCCACCTTTCATACGAGCAGGAACGAAACCACGAAATGCTTTAGTAGCAGACATATTTCATCTCCTTAGTTGTGAGGTTTAGTCCTGAAAAGTAGGAACTCTTCCTCTTGTTGTTACAGAGCGGCTTGTGTTGGAAATAGGCATACGAGAATCAGAGTTCTTCATCAATTGTGCATTCACAGCATCCATCTGATCGTTAGCTTTATTCTCGTAATGTTTCCTCCGTTTCGCCACTTTATGGGCTGGCATCTTAACCAAGGCTACGTCTCCACGACAGACCGCACCTTGATACCTGCCCTCTTCCCTCACGAAGGATGTAAGAGCCATCTCAGGAACTTCATCAGGAGCTACGAATGTCCATCCTAATTGTAGTTTCTTACCTACATTCTGGCTGTCTTCTTGACCCTTAATAGAGATACGTATCCAACGGAGCGACATGTCATCGTTCTCAAACCTTGCTTTCACAGTGTCTGGGATAGTCAGAGCATTTGGCTCTTCAAAGGTCCATTCGTCTTCTCTTGTATTCTCTTCCCGTAATGTATTACTACGTGATTCATTTCGTATTGTCATGTTTCTTTCCTCCACGCCTAGTTGATATTAGTATATTCGCCATCAGCTTGCGTAACTTTAAGCTTCTCGGCGGCATACTGTTCAAGTGGTATTCCCCATTTCTGTGCCAATCTCACATCGTCTTTTGAGAGCTTGACTTTTTTACTTGAGTTCGGAGACGAGCGTGAAGCCCCCGAAACCACCTGAGCAGGTTGTGACGTATTTTCCTGCACACGTTCATACTTTTGAGGAAAAGCTTCTTGAAGCCTGTTGTTAACTTCCTCGTAAAATTCGTTATGATTAGGATCATATCCTTCTCCCTTTAGCTCTGCATCTATTGCAAGAGCAGCAGCCGTTCGTATTGTATCCTTGCCAAACCACTCATTCTGTTCTGCCCATTCAGTAGCCTTGGGATCGTAAGTAGGTAATGGTGCGGCTTGTCGAGATACTGGCTGTACTTGTTCCGGTTCATTCTGATAATCTATCTTGGCAGAATTAATTGTTTTTAAATCTGCCTGTGCATCATTCAGAGTTTCCTGAGCATTAAGGAGCATCTCCTTGTCACCTTCATCGAATGCATCCAGATAAACCTTTCGAGCTAATTCCACTTTATCTGTGAGCTGCTTCTCTGAGGTATCAAGACTTAATTTGTTCGAGTCAAATAATTCCTTATCCTTGTTTTGTAGGTTACCAGTTAACTGTTCATTCTGGACTAGTAAGGACTGGATCTGCTCATCCCTGTCTTTTCGTTGCTTGATAAGCTGTCGTATCCTTTTCTGAGCACCCTTGGTTTCAATACCTTCCAGTTCTTCAGGCACTTCCTCCTGAACTGAAGGAGGACTCTCTATCTCTGGAGTTTCCTGAATTTCCTCTACTTCATACTCAACTGGTTTCGCTTCTGAACTAGAAGTTTCAACATCACCCCATCCATCTTTTTCATCACTCATGTTATTCTCCGTTGTTAACGAGACAATCGATTTACGTTAGACAAAACTTTGCCCTATACTATTATACCATACAAAGTTGGATTTTCCAAATCAGGCAGATCCTTTTCCAAGATTAAAGGTTGGATCGAGATCCTTGGGATCTTCCACCCTCATTATAATCTGGTCATCGAACAAAAGGATAAGTCGGACACCCTTATAGAAAAGCTTGGTTCCGGCATGTTTACCGTAACATACATGATCTCCCACGGTACACCAAGCACCTCCGGGAAACTTGTCCTTATCTAGATATGCCAAGTCTCCAAGCTGTAGAACTTGAGCTACAGTTGTCAGATAAGACATATCATCCTTTGTTGAATCCGGTATAAATATACCGCCTTTAGTCACACTCTTTACTGATACGGGACGTACCAGAACATGAAATCCCGGTAACTCAGGTAGTGGACTAGGATCGGGAACCTCTTCAAGATCTGTAACCCAGAGGTCATTCTTCAGAGCCGCACCCATACTAACTTGTTGCATCTTATTCATCATCCTCCTGATAGATACGTTTTTTAACAATGTTTGTCAGATTATCTCTGGCCCATTCTATCCCAGATATGGACCCGACAATCTGTCGATAATGTGAGTAATCTTCTGCTGAACCATTACCCAGAGTAGTCTTGAGTTTATTCAATTCTTCATTAAACTCAATAACGATTTCATCCCAGATATCCATTAATCGTAGAGAGTACTCTTACGAGACTTTTTTTCTGGTTCCGGCATTTGCCATGCATAGTCAGGCCATTCATTCAGAACGCCACGTTCACTGCGAATTCCCATAACTTCTTTCTTGAATGGATTTCCGAATGTTTTATTTTTACTCAGATAATGATCCTTAATTTTCTTCATCATTGCTTATCTCCTTTTGTTGCGATATAGCCATCTTGACAAGGGCATCGAGACCCTTCATATCAAGTTCCTGATTCTCTTTCATATTTGCCACAAGCATATCTTTCATTATTCGGGTAACTTCTCGCTCATCTTCTTTTTTGACTTTCATACTTTCCATTGCAGACTTTGTTAGTAACTCCAGACCTTTTATTTTTTCCTTACTTTCTCGATCCGCTTCCGCCTTCTCACGTTTGAAGTTATCCGTGGCTCCTGATTTCAACATTCCAATAATCTGTTCATTCTCCTCAAGCTCAAGCTTCTTGTTTTTAAGCTCAAGTTCAGCAGCATTGGTAGCTGTATCGGACTGAAGCTTCTGCTTCTCCAGTTCAACCTTGGCTTGTTCCAGAGCAACAAGCTGTTGTTCAGGAGACTGTGCTTGACCCATAGCTTGATTGGCATTCATTATTTGTTGAGCTGCCTCTGCCATTGCCATCTCCACAACTGCTGGATTATTAGCCTGTTGGGGAACTTTCTGTAGGGATTGCTCAGTTATTCCACTCATCTGCTCTTGATACTTCATAGTAGAATGTTCTTGAATATTCGCCTCAAGTATTGGCCGGATACGCTCCATGATTGGATTAGCTCCATTCATGGGATCTTGAAGATAGGCCATCTTTACCTGAATGTGAGCATCGTGATTCTGTCCGGGGAAGGCTGCAATAGGAACGCCCTTGGTAGCCGCCATGATGTCAGATACAGGGTCCATAGGTTTCGGTTGAATCTTGGGAGGAAGTATCTCCTCTACATTAGGCATATTAGCCGCATTAAGAATAGTCCGATTTAATGCTTCCAGATTGAACATACCGGGAGGGGATTGCTGGGCCATCTGAAGTGCCATGTTCGCCATCATCATACGGTGTGCGTTACTGGGAATGTTTGGATCACTAACCGGGACAATATCTATCCGACCGTCAAAATCATTCTTGAAAATACTCCTATCTTCATAGGGAACATCGTAAGGATATTCTTCGGGAAGATAATCATAATCAATCCGGGCAAGAATCCTGAATTCATCCTTTTGAGATTTATGTATTCTTTTATGAATTGCCGTGAAGAACTT